GTCTGTTTTCATGGATTAAACACCATCCTAATCACAATCTTTTTTCCAATCATCCTGTTTGCCCCACCTGTGCTGAACCTAGACTTCAAAAGCGTGGAACTGCTATTTCGTCTGTTGGCACTTATCAACGGTATCAGTGCAAGGCTTGCGGAAGTTGGAGCCAAGCGACCAAGAGCGAGAAAACACACAAAGCGGAAGTGAAAGGATTAGCATGAGTGCAGCAGACGATTACAAACGAAGAATGGAAGCAATACTTAATGAAGGATGTTCTGGAATAAATCCTGTGACAACATGGGATTATTTACAATCGGAAGAGTATAAAGATTTAATAAATAAAGAATTACAAAGTTCATTAGATGAATGTGAAATCACAGAAGAACCGCAAAAGAAGCAAGTTGGCGGTAGTCACTACCAAGTCGCTGCTATCCAGCCGTGGGACATCATGGCTGCTTACGGACTAGACCCGTGGTCTGCCAATGTTGTGAAGTATATTCTTAGATTCCCTTACAAGGCAGGTCGTCAGGATTTGGAAAAAGCACAACACTACATTGAGTATCTTATTACGCATTACGACGAAGTAAAAGACACATACTATGATTGAATTAAACAAACATCGACGGATTAACTTCTACGGAATAACAAACCAAGAAGACGCTAATCCAGCTTATCAGAAGGGACAGAAACTCATTAAGGAAGGCAACTGGGAATACGGTTGGTATCTGCATGAGCTTCGTTCTCTTCCTAACTTGACACCAGTATACGGAGTTAAGTCTAGCTTTGATAAGATGCGTGTGTGGATTCCCGGCATGAGCATTAAAGATGAGAATGTTGTCGTATGGTGCGAAGCTGGCTGGGGAGATATGATTCAGTTCAGTAGGTTTATTCCGTTGCTTAAAGAAGCTGGTGCTAAGTCAGTTAAATTAGCCTTTCCACGTCAGATTCTGAAGCTCCTCAGAAGGCTTCCTAATCACGATGGTTTTTACGATACGGAACAGCCAATTAAGAACGGAATCAGGCTTAAAGTGATGTCTTTGCCGTATTGTCTTATGGAACATGGAGTTATGTCTCCTAAGCCAGTTGAGCACATTTATGGTGCAGAAGGTATCTTTAAAAATCTTGACCTACATCAAGAAAAAAGAGATAAACCTGTGTTAGGATACTGTTATACCACTACCAACACCAGTTGGAACATGAAGGCAAAGCAAATGCCTAAAGAAATCATGTTGAACTTCATTAAGCAACACCCAGAGTTTGATTGGGTAAGTTTGCAACAAGATGAAGGGTATATCACTTCCGAGTTGTGGGTTGACACTGCTGACAAAGTTCAAGCATTGGACGGAGTTATCTCTGTTGATTCCGCTATTGCACATATCGCTGGTTCGGTAGGTGTCCCTGTCGCTAATTTAATTGGCGGGGATAAATTATCTTGCTGGAGATGGTATCCTAAGTTGAATACTACGTATTGGTATGATACGATGAAGACTGTGTGGTTCGATAAGTGGGAAGACGGACTAAACGAAGCACTTAAACATTTCAAGAAGGAGAAATCATGTAATGCCGCTGACACTGCCGGAAATAAAGGAAAGACTAAAACAAATACCAGAACTAGACCTGCTGGAACTGCTGGAGATAACAAGCGAGGAACTGGTAGAAAGATTTAGTGATTTAATAGAAGACAAAGCCGATAAACTAGAACAGGAAGTCGAATGAGCAATACCTACACAATGACACCATATAACACCTTTATTGCTAAATCGAGATACAGCCGCTATCTTGACGATAAAGGTCGCCGTGAACACTGGAACGAGACTGTTGCTCGTTACTTTGATTTCATGGAAAAGCATTTAGCAGAGAAACAAAACTACACACTCACTAAAGAGCTGCGTAGCGAATTAGAGCAAGCTGTAGTAGCATTAGATGTTGTACCGTCTATGCGAGCTATTATGACTGCTGGACCAGCTTTAGAACGTCAGAATGTAGCAGCGTTTAACTGTTCTTACCTGCCGATTGATGACCCTAAAGCATTTGACGAAGCGATGTATATTCTTCTCTGTGGTACTGGTGTTGGATTCTCCGTGGAGCAACAATATGTTTCTAAGTTACCTGAAGTGCCGACTAAGCTGTACGATAGTAAGACTACTATTGTTGTGTCGGATTCTAAAGAAGGATGGGCTAAATCCCTCCGTCAGTTATTGGCTTTGCTCTACGCTGGCGAGATTCCAAAGTTTGACGTATCAAGAGTTAGACCTGCAGGAGCAAGACTTAAAACCTTTGGAGGACGAGCTTCTGGACCCGGACCTTTGGAAGAGCTTTATAAGTTTTGTATCGCCAAGTTTAAAGGAGCAGTTGGTCGTCGTCTCAACTCCCTTGAGTGCCATGATATTCTGTGCAAAATCGGGGAAGTTGTTGTTGTGGGTGGAGTCAGACGCAGTGCAATGATTAGTTTGTCTGATTTGTCAGACGATAAAATGGCACACGCTAAAGCAGGTAACTGGTGGGATGGTCAAGGTCAACGTGCATTAGCTAACAACTCTGCTACGTATTCTGAGACACCTTCTATAGGTCAATTTATTCGTGAATGGAGTTCTATCTATGAATCACACTCTGGAGAGCGTGGAATCTTTAATCGTGAAGCGTCTCAGAAGCAATCTGCGAAAAATGGGAGACGTGATAGTTCTTATGAGTTTGGAACCAATCCATGCTCAGAAATCATTTTACGTCCTTACCAATTCTGTAATTTGTCTTCTTGCATCATTCGTTCTGACGATAATATCGACAGCATTAGCAATAAGATTCGTCTTGCAACAATTCTTGGGACTTTCCAAGCGTCATTAACAGACTTTCCTTACTTACGTAAAATCTGGCAGAAGAACACTGAAGAAGAAGCACTCTTAGGTGTGTCAATGACTGGTATTTGCGACAACACTTTGTTAAACAATCCTGATGATGAAGGATTACCTGCTAGATTGGAGAAACTACGTGACCTCGCTGTTGCAACTAACGCTGAATTTAGTAACGCTATTGGTATTAATCAATCTGTCGCAGTTACAGCGATTAAACCTGAAGGAACAGTCTCTCAGCTCTGTAGCACTGCTAGCGGGATACATCCTCAGCATAGCAAGTACTACATTAGACGTGTGCGTGCTGATAACAAAGACCCTCTGACTCAGTTTATGATTCAAGCTGGTTTTGTTGCAGAACCTTGTGTAATGAAACCTGAATCAACAACAGTATTTAGTTTCCCTGTTGCTGTGGCTGATGGTGCATTGTTACGTGAAGATTTGACTGCGATTCAGCACTTACGTTTGTGGTTGATTTTCCAACGTCACTACTGTGAGCATAAGCCTTCAGTAACTATCTCTGTGTTAGAGAACGAGTGGATGGATGTCGGAGCATGGACATTTAAGCATTTCGACGAAGTTACTGGTGTGTCTTTCTTACCGATGTCTGACCACACTTACAAGCAAGCGCCTTATGAAGACTGTGATGAAGAAACTTATAATCGTCTAAAACTTCTTGTGCCGGAAACTATTGACTGGGACAAGTTTAAAGAATATGATGACAACGTTGAAGGTGTTCAAACTTTAAGCTGTACTGCTGGAGGCTGCGAGATTTAATATGTATACTAGACTTTGTAGTGGATGCGGATTAGGATTGTCTTACGCAAGTAAGTCTGGTTTTGAACGAGCTGAAGCTGCAAAGTCTATGTGTAGAAAATGCACAAACACTAAGATAAATAAAACTATCTCTAGGAAAGGAAGTGCTAATGCTGCTTGGACAGGGTATAAAGATATTCCGGGAAAAGTTTTTAGTAGATTAGTAAACGGCGCAAAGAATAGAAATATTGATGTAACTATTACTATCGAAGACGTTTACACACAATACATCAAACAACACAAGAAATGTGCTTTTACAGGTGTTCCTTTGGAGTTTGGTTTAGACGCTTCTGTAGACCGTATCAATAGTCGAGAAGGGTATCATGTTTGGAATATACAGATTGTTCATAAAACACTGAACATGATGAAAAAAGACCTACCAAACGACTTGTTTATTTCTTGGTGTCGAATGGTTAAGTAATATTGTGTAGTACTTTATAGCCTCCCTTCGGGGAGGTTTTTTTATTTAAAAGGACGAGTACCAACGTTGTCGATTGTGAGAGCCTGTCTACGTGGAGGACGATTAGCACTGTCAGGAACGCTTATATGGGTCCATGAGCCGAATTCTTCGATAATCTGGTCGTAGGGTACATTGGCATCAATACAAGCCTGTACGACCTCTTTAGGACTCATTCCTGCGACTTTAATATCAGCAGCACATCCGATACGATGTTGACTGGTATCTTTAGAACCTACAGCATCATTGACAGGTTTAGACCTAAATGCTGAGTTTACAGTGATTGGCTTCTTTACCAACGCACGAACTTGCTCTAGCAACAAAGCGGTACGCATTAGGTTAGAAATCTCTGTTGCGTTAGGAGTATTGTCTAATCCTTTACGGGCTGCAATATCAGATACAGTCATTTCTTCTAATGTAAAGTGCTCTGTTAACTTCATTTAGCCATTCCGTTCTTAGCATAAAACATAGTTCTGTCACCAAATAAATAGAACCCTACGATAGCAGCAAAGTTATCTACTTCTGCACTAGGAACACCAGCAATATGTGTATAAGCCCATGCTCCGAGGGCTATAGCGACCACCAGAGGACGTTGTAGCCTTACGATAGCCTCTACCCACAGGTAAGAAGGATTAGAGCCACCAGCCTCGTTTAAAGCCTTAAACATATCTAAGTCTAATTGCTTGACTTGGACATACTGCTCGATTGTGGCTGGTTTAAAGTTCTCCGGAGCGACAAACTTGGCAATCAACGACTTGCCTAAATCTACCGCTAACGGAGCAAAAGCTGCTAGTAGGGTAATTGGGTCCATTATTGTCCTTCAGGAGGATTCAACGCACCGCTAAGCAAACCACGATAAGCAAGGTTAGGTGCTCTTGATGTTGCTCCTGCAGCAATCTCTTGAATACCTCTGGTAGCAGCTTGTTTGCGTAAATATCCTTGCAATAAATCTGCTGATAAACCAGCACCAGATGTAGCTAAAGCAGCGGTTGGAGATTGTGTATATAATGCAGCACCTCCAGCAGCGGCGAGTTGTGAGCGTAGTGGACTGAAACGTGCAATCAAACTCAATACAGAGTCAAAAGGACCGCCTTTAGCTACTGATTTGATAATATTCTGCTCAGCTTTTGTAAAAAGATTCATTTTGTCTTTATTTGCAGCAATATTAATCATACCTCGACGAATTAGCTCACTTTCAGACGCTTTAGGGTCTAACGCTTTAGCTTCTGCGACATTGAGAGCGTCTTCTAGTGTTTGAGCACGACTAGCGTTTCTCCAATCTTTACGAGCAGACATGATGTCTTTTACAGCTTTATCAATGCCATCTTTTCCGGCAACAATGTCTTTACCTGTGATGTTGCTAATATAGTCATCAACTTTTGAAACCGCAATACTACCTAAGCGTCTCACATCCGCATCTTTACTACCTTTTAAGTCGTTAAGCATTGCTCTCATTTTGTCTACAGAACTAAAAGGTAAAACAGGACTATCTCCTAATACTCTTTCCATTTCTTTAATACGAGCAGTTACTTCTTTAGCTGCGTCTGTGCCGGGAACCATTCGAGCATCGTCAAGAGAAGAATTAATATTGTTAATCATTCCTTTTACACTGTCTGGTTTGATAGTAATGCCGGCGTCATCCACTGCTTGATACGACTGAGCTGCTTTTTCTTTAACCTGAGCAATAGTTTCACGAGGACGGTATTTATAGTCAAGACCTTTACCTGTCGCTGCGGCAGCAATAGTTCCGGTCAAAATACCTGCAACTGTGGCTGCTGTGTCGCTACCAGTAACTTCTTTAACAATCTCAGCAGTAGGTTGTGCAACTAGACCAGAAGCAGCCGCTGTGGGTACTTGACGAATCAAGTCCTGAGCTAATGCTGGAACATTAGGAGCCAGTTTCGCCATGCCAGCGGTACTTGCCATTGCTTGTGCGCCTGACTGTACAGCTCTTTCAGTAGCATTTTCAGGTGTAGGTAACACTTGACTTAACATCTGGCTCTGAGCTGCTGCAGGAGAAGCCATACGGAAATCCGAACCAAGTGCTTGAGCACCTAGATTCACCCCGCCTCTAACAGCTTCTAAAGCCATTGTCGCAGGAGAAGTAAATGCTTCATAACCAGCACGAGCAGTCAAACCTACTTGACGACCAAGTTCATCTAGCATTGAACGCTGTTTTGGTGCTGTAACTGCCGGAGCTTGTGTAGAGACTCCGCCGGCTAATTCTTCTAAATCTGCGTCAGATAATTCTGTAGTTGAATTATAGGTTACACCGTTAATGGTATATTTAGGCATTATTAATCCTCAATAGTTACGACAAGACCAGACTTCAGTGTACGTGTTTTTTTAGTTGTTGCTGTTGGTTGTTCTGCAGCAGGTTTAACTTGACCACCAAACATCGGTTCAACATTCTGAGAAGTGCGGCGCTTGTCAATACGAATGGTAGTTCTTTGTTTTGCATCTTCAATAGCTTTATTATAACGCTTTAATGCTTGCAATGAAGCCTCAGAGTCGTTTCTACCGTAAGCAGCAACTAACGCATTAGCAAAACGCAGTACGTCCTTGTCGGTCTGAACACCTTTTTCAGCACTAACTTGTAAGTTAACGGCTGTGTCTACAGCAGATTTTAAACCTTCGTATGCACGGCTTTCTTCAGTAGAGTTTCCTACAGCATTTTGAGCCATATACTTAGCATTGTTTACCGGACTAAGGTTTAGTTTACGTACACCTTTTTCATTGGGTGTTAAATTAGCAATAGAAGGAGCCAGAGCTTCAGACTGTGCTGTGTATGTGTCAATAGCTTCTAAGTCTTTTAGTTCATCTTTTTGCAATCCAACTGGCAATGGCTTTGATGGAGCAACGGCTTTGTTAGAAGCAGCTACAGCACGAGCAGTTGCACGGTCTTGTGACGCAGTAAGAATCTGAAGAATCTTATCAGGAGAACCGTATTTACGAACAATCTCAATAACCTGTGATTCTGACGCATTAGGAGGAAGTGCAGATAGCTCAGCACGAAGTTTCTCTTCTTGAGCAGCAGACATTTCTTCTTTAGCGATTGCAGATTTAGTCTTCTGTAGACCTAATCCAGTCTGTTCACGCTTATCAGCTTCTACAGCAGCCATCTGAGCTAAGTCAGGAGCACCGTTCTGAGCCAATGCTTGAGCATACTGACGTAAGCCTTCAGGATTAGTAATGTCGAACTGACCGGCTAGTTTCTTAGCCATTGATGCTTTAGCAAGTTCAGGGTCCTCCATTCCTAATAGACCACCAATACCACGAGCAAGACCAGCGCCGCCTTGATACTGAGCCATCTTAGCTTGCTGCATAGGGTCAAGCTGTGCAAAGCGATACGCATTAGCAGTATCAGTCATTTGTTGCTGACGCTGCAACGCAGCAGGGTCAACACCGAATAAACCACCTACAATATTATCAGCCATAATTATAATCCTAATTGTTGATTCATACCAGAGTAACCTTCACCAGCACCTTTACCACTGCTGCCTAGTAAGTTACTGAACCAGCTAGAAGTACCGCCACCGCCCATGCTTCCCAGAGCAGAGCCAGCACCGGCAAGACCAGCAGCCAAAGGACTGTAACCTTGATACTGAGCATAAGCATTAGAAGCTGCTTGCTGAGGCTGTAAGTATAACTGACCTTGACGTGCGCCAGCTTGAGCATACTGATTTGCAAGGTCAATACTTTGTAGATAAGGTTGTTGACCCATTGCTTCGGTTGTACCGAGTAGACCTAGTTGAGTCTGTAGTGGGCTGTAACCAGCAGTTGTCAACGCAGGAACTTGACCAAGCAATGCACCACCAGTACCAAACAAACCAGCACCAAGACGTAAATCTTCAGCGTAGTTAGCACGAGCAAGTTGCTCTGATGTTGTACCTGTTCCAAGACCTTGAGTACCGTAACCGAGGCTTAGACCTAAGTTCTGTAACATATTCTGACGTTGAGTTGCTTCAGATTGCTGTTGTGCAGTCAATCCTTGACCTAGCATACCTAAACCAAGTGCTTGACGCTGTTGTGCAGCACTCTCAGCACCGGCAGCGATTTGTCTATTGGTGTTAGCGAGAGAGTTATAATAAGCAGCTAACTCAGGGTTTGAAGACTGTAAACCACCAGCTTCTGTACCGCCAGTAGCTAAACCAGAACGACCAGTCTGAAACAGTTGGTTACGGATAGAAGCTAATTGCTGTTCTTGACCCGGAGCCAACGCTGCTTGTTGAGTACGCACATATTCTGCACGAGCCTCTTCAGGAGACTGAGCTAAATAACCAGCTCCTGTTTGACGTAGTTGTTCAGCGTATGCTTGTGCTTCAGGAGAAGCTGATGTCTGGAAAGACGTAGGCATTAAACCTTGCTGTGCAGCATAATACTGCTGTGCTAGTGCTTGTGCTTCAGGAGTAGAAGCTCTGGTCATATCAGTAGGAAGTAATTGACCTCCAAGCCCAAATAAACTACCAGCAGCGCCATATAAAGGCTGTGCTGCTTGAGCTAGCTGTGTTGGGTCGTAAGCACCGGCTTGACCAAACAATCTATCTTGGATTGCTTTAAGTTCTGGAGACAGTGTATAACTGCCCTTACCGTCTTGAAACGTAGAAGTTCCAAAAGCTGTAGTTGTTCCATAAGGAGTAAACGCTGCCATCGCAGACGCTTTATCAGCAGCAGCACGTAATGCTTCTGCCTGTCCTTTCGCTGCATCAGCAGCTTTAGAACCTCCGATTAAACCTCCAGCTAAACTAGCTACTGGCGCTGCTATTGCACTAACTGCTCCACCCATTATAGACTCCTACTATATATGTGATACATTTGTTTATCCTGACTTACAAAATCTTGTTTAAATTCAAACCCGATTGATTTACCAAACTTCACTAATTTCTTATTGTCTTCATGTGCTATCGCAACTAAAGGAACAGAAACTAAATGCTGCAATAAATTTAAATCTTCTAAATACTTTACTTTTATTTCTGGTGTCCATTTACGGACATCTGAGTGAAACCACAATAAGTTGTCATGTAATTCTAACAACATAGTGTAGTGTTCACGAATAACAACAGGCACTTTAACCATTAGCTCTTCATAATGAATGCAAGTGCATAGTACGGAGGACGGTTCTCATGCGCTAATCCACCACCAGTTGAATCTGAAGTTCCAGAAACTGTATGTGTATGCGCTGTAGAAGAAGCATCGGCTGTAGTTCCTGAGTATGTGTGAGTATGGTCTGCTGAAGCATTACCTAAACTTATACCAGTGGTAGCTGTGCTTGTTGAAGGATTAGTAATTGTATTTGCACGTACTGCATTATAGTCACCACGAATATTTAAAGCAGAACCATAAGGGAACTGATAGACATAACTATCTCCGTTCAGAGTATGGCTGTGTCCAGCATCTGTTACAGCGTGGGTATGACTTACGCTCTGACCGCCAGATGTACCGCTATAGGTATGTGTATGAGCTGCTGATGTGCTTCCGGACGTTGCACTGAAAGTATGTGTATGACCGGGAATCATTGTAGAATCTAGCGTTACAGTATTAGCACCGCCTGTAGCACCAACAGCGTAAGTAGTGCCAGCACCTACAACGAATCTATCACGTAAGTCAGGAGTGCTGTTAGAACCATTACAGATTACCCAGCCACTAGGAATAGCAGAGATAGCACCAGACCATAAAGTAATGATACCAGTAGGTATTAGACCAGCTAAACCTGCCTGTACAAAAGCAGTAGAGGCTACTTGAGTAGTATTAGCTCCATAAACAGCGGTTGGAACAGTGGGGGTTCCTGTTAAAGCAGGGCTATTTACATCTGCTTTTGATGAAATAGCGTTGGCAATAGCGTTGTATTCGTTATCAATATCAGTACCCTTAATAACTTTAGCTGGGTCTGTTGTTACTAAGCTATCCTTAATAGAAAAGTTAGTGCTTTTTACGTAGTTACTCATGCTGTTTTCCCTGATGCGTAGAATATATCAATTTTTTGAATAGACAAAGGATTACCGTTAATGTCTGCCTCAAAGCCAATCTGAATCACTTTACCGCTACCGCTTAAATTAGTCTTGGTGTTTACAAGGTCAATACCATCGCTATACTTACCTTCATTGTATTTATCCACATTAAAATAACTAGACACTTGCCCCGGTAAATTTAGAGAGCCGGACCTATACAATTCAGAGTAATCAAAACCCCATTTAATTGTTAACGATTGAGCAGAACCGCCGATAGCTGTTAAGTTTAATTTCTTTAAGAATTTTAAATTTGTTGCTTGGTCTAAATCAAAATAGTTTGTAAAATAAACCATACGATAGTTAGCACCGTTATCTTGGTATCCGTTATATTTACCAATGTATCCTATTTCACCTAAATACAAGCTCTTGTCTTGCATAATGCAGAAAGCTGTAGGATTAATCTGATTCCAGATACTCGCTCTAGCTGCTCCGTTTTCTAAGACACCACGAGTATCAAAGCAATAAGTTACTTTAGATGTAGGTAATGCTAATAAATACATAGCGTCGTTCGGATAATAAACAGCCTTGACGTTACTTAAAACTTCACCGTTTACATAAGACAATAATTCGTCACGAACATTCTTTGAAACATCTCGTAGCGGTAAAGATTTCTCTTGTGTCAAACGTAGTAAAGACTGAACACCAGTGTCGGATAAGAACATGATGTCTGTACCGGCAACAGACTGAACAGAGTCACGAGCAATACATCCGATGTTAGTAATAACATCCTGTAATGTCATTGTTGATGGGTCTTTAGCACCAGCATAGATAACTACGTGCTTCTTACAGAATATTACCAAGAAACCGTTGTGTTCAGCAATAGCTGTGATAGGGTCGCCAGTAGGGATAACAGCACTGATGTCTAGTGAACCAGCAGTTCCTGTAGTCCAGTCTGAAGGGTCTTGTAAGTCAGTAAAGTAGACTGTTTGTGTATCATTAGAAGAAACATTAGCTACCCACAAACGACCATAAGCATACAAAGCACAAGAAGGCTTAAACGTATCTACAGTGTAAGGAGATGGGAATGTAGCAACATCGCCTAAGCGTTGAAAGCCATAACCATCTAAATGGTTGTGTGGAGGAGTACCAAGTTTGTGCATTACCAGAGGTAAATGACCTTCTTGTACCCAAATAGCGTGAGCAGAAGCTGTGGAACCTGTGCCTAGTGGCATATTGACGGCTTGCCAGTTATCTCCAGTAATACTATAAGTAGTAAGGATATTGATACAGTTAGCGTTGCCGCTAGTAGTCTCTGATGAAGGAGAAGTAAAATAAAAAGCACTTCCACCTGTTACTGTAACTACATAAATACCTTCGTCTGCAGTGCCTGAAGTCGGACCAAAGTAAACAGTGTCGCCTGTAGATAGACCATGACTAGAAGCAGATACTGTTACAGTTGTTCCTGTTTGAGTATATGTTGTAGTTGAGGAGTTTAAAAACTTAGTTCCACCAACAGGATACTGTACATAAGCACCGGTAGTTGGATGAGTACCATAAATCTTATTGTCTGCTGCAGCAAAGATAAGGTTGTTATCTGCTTTAACAAATTCAAATATAGTTCTTACAGAACCAGTGTTGAAAGCTGTAGGGTTTACCTTTGTCCAGCCTTTGCGTGAACCAATACGACCATATTTATCAATGACACAGTTATCTGCTCTGAGTGCAAACCCAGAAGCTAAAGTAATTCCAGAGTCTTGGCTGTTTAAGCCGTAGAATCCCGGAGCAGCAATAGAAGCAGCTTTCAGTGCCTTCATACTGGGAACCACTCTCCCTCTTCAACGTATCGACCTGATTCAAGGGCAATCGCATCGGAGAGACTTTGTAGATATAAAGCATAGGCTTCGTTACCTTGTAGTCCAGCATCTTCACCACGCTCAGCAATCGCACGTGCATACGCACCCATGATGACAGGCTCGTGTGGGACTAAAATTTCATCAGCGTTATTTACTAACTCAGGTTGAGGACGAATCATGTTAAAACGTAGGACATACGCTTTATCCGGTACGGGATATACGTCTACCATCGTATCGCCGTCTAGGTCAACACCGTTAAAGTTGTAGTATCTAGGAGCGCCTTTGGCTATAGGTTGAATTAAAAATAATTCATTCATGTAAGAAGTTGATGCGTTCTTCATGAAACAGTTTTCTGTATCGTTTATTACATCAATAACTCTAAAGCGTTGACCAGACTCGCTTAACGAATATCGGAATATATCGTTAGAAGCGGAAGCAGTTACGGTTTCAGATAAACTATTCCAGTTGTAAGCATCTTCTACCTGACGTTTAGCATCGTTTATGTAAGTAGAAATGAGCTTAACATACTCATTATCGTTGACGGACGTAGCTTCCGGCTCACGCAATCTGCGTAAAACCGAGTTAGTTAGTTCGAGGTAAGTATAAGCAGCCATTTATTCCATATCCTATCACAAATGTTGTAAAAATGCAACATTTTTTGTTATTATTTTACCACTTTACCTTATCAGCCCAGTATGCAGCAGACATCTTGCCTTTAGCGATATTATCGGCATGACGGGCTTTAAACGACTTCTGGCGGGCTTTATCAGCAGCAGTTGTCGGGTTAGAGCCAGCTCCTTTGACACCTTGCTGACCAAAACGAATGAGCTTCTCTTTGTCTCCTGACTTAGCTAGAACAGCATGAGACTTAGTAGGATGACTAGGTGTCTTCTTAGGCTTGTTATAACCAGCGAAAGTTTCTTTACCTTTTTTAATCATTTCTTTTTCTTAGGCTTCATCTTAGCTTCAGACATAGCAATAGCTATAGCTTGCTTCTTAGACTTTACTACTGGACCGCCTTTGCCACTATGTAATGTACCAGTTTTATACTCGTGCATTACTTTACCTACTTTAGCTGTTTGTTTCTTAGTTGCCATGATAATCCTTTAGAAATGTTTTAAAAGCCAATCCTTGAATAAGGTCAAGAAGATACCTACACCAGAAGCCAAGAAAGCGATACCACCTAGGAATCCTTTATATCTTGTCATCTCATCTTTGATGCTGTGCATACAAACTAAAATCTCTTGTTGGTCTTCTTTCAACCCACGAACTTCAGCTTCTAACACAGCAATACGTTCTACTTGGTCTGTCATAGCATCAAGCCCACACCCTTACTGGATTATTTGTAACTACAACATATTGAGCTAGCTCTGGAGCTTCAGAGTAGTTACGCACATTTACATGGTAGCCACCAACATCAGACATCACAGAAACTTCTTCACCATATTCTGCAACTGTTACAGCGCCAGTAGGTTTTAAGATAGCTCCAATAATATCTATGTTGTCATAGTTAGGTTTAGATTCTGTAAAGAGCACAGACTTAGCTTGTGCCTCATCTGTGAATTTTAATAAATAGTCAAAGTACATTTTCTATTCCTAATTAAGTTGAGATGCTTGCAAGTTCAGCATTGGTTAGCTTGCGTGGATAGTATGCTAACTTAGCAATAGTTCCGTTAATCTCTCTGCCAGTATTGATTGCAGAGCCACCAATAACTAATCTATTCATAGATGTTGGTAGAGTTACAGAGGTATCAGTTCCAACGCTAGAACCGCCACGATAATATGCTGCATCGTTAGCTTTGTAAGCAAAGGATGATTTAAGGTAGTAGTTAGGTAGAGTTTGGTCCGCATAAGCACCAGTCTGAATCAATCCAGTAGAACCAATCTCGTAGCTAGTGACTAGCTTAGGGTTAGGCTCGTATGTTGATGCAGAAGAAGCAGCTTCTAATTGAGCACCCCAGATATAAGCACCAGAAACATCGTCACCAGCATAGTTCTGATTGGTAGAATTATTCTGATTATAAATGATTGCTGTAGCCAAAATTGTAACTGTTGCAGGTTTAGTAATAGAAACCTTCCACCATCCATTTCCAACACTAACAGCAGATGTTGTTGGCGAGTTAGCTGAAGAAGTAACAGAACCAGTGTTTAGGTCAAATGTGGCATACGTAGAACTTCCAAAAGCAGCAGCAGGTAAACCCAGTTTAGCAACTTCGTACTCTCCTTTTTTTACATACACGGATAATGTATAAGTTACACCGCTTGTATATGAAAAGTTTTGACTTATGCTATGTTGTGCACTGGTTGTGTTGCTTATAATTTTATCAGCAGTAAGAGTTCC